AAGAACTATAGGGTCAAATCTGAGGGCTACCCTATACCCCTCTCGTGGTGAGAGGCTACTAGAGGCCCCCGAATGGAGACTATCATGTCTGTGGTTGCAGAAGTAGAAGAAAATAACTATACTACCATGAAATACCGGAACAACCGGGTAGAACAGGATGAACGAGAACTAGCAGAGCTAGAAGCTCAACGAAACAAATCCCCTGAACAGCGCGCAGAAGAAGAGGAAGATGCTAACCTTGATGCAGAAGAAGCTACATTTAAGAAGCGTTATGGAGACCTTCGACGCCATATGCAGCGAACTCAGGAGGAAAACAATCGCCAACTACGATCACTACAAGAGCAGGTTGGGTCTCTTACTAAGAAGCAGATTAAACTTCCTAAGTCTGACGAGGAACTTGATGCGTGGGCTAAGAAGTATCCAGACGTTGCTAAGATCGTTGAGACTATCGCTACTAAAAAGGCTATGGAAGCACGAGGCGAAGTAGACCAGCGGCTAAAACGAGTCGAGGAACTAGAGACTAAGATTGCGCGGGAGAAAGCTGAGAAAGAACTAGCCCGACTTCATCCAGACTTCGATGAACTACGCCAGGACAAAGCTTTCCATGAGTGGGTTTCTCAGCAGCCTAGGTGGATTCAAAGCGCACTATACGATAACGATACTGATTTCCTAGGTGCAGCCAAGGCTATTGACCTGTATAAATCAGAGAATGGTCGTAAGAAGCGTACTAAGGACACTGACGCAGCCCGGTCAGTACCTACCCGGAACCGTCGAGAAGATCTAAGTGATGGCAAAGTCACTTGGTCAGAATCTCGGGTTAAGCGTCTAACAGCCCAAGAATATGAAAAGTTTGAAAAGGATATCGAGAACGCTATTCGTTCCGGTAACTTTGAGTATGATATTTCTGGTGGTGCTAGGTAATTTTTTACTTGACACCATTTTAGAACTAGACTATAATAGTGCATAGAAATACAAAAGCGCCTCCCTCGGTTGGGACCACCGCTTACAATACGACAGCGGCTAACCTTCGCTTTCAACTACCTGATAAACTAGGCCGGTTTAATTACCCACCCTATCCTTTGTCAGCCTTGGATGACCGACGTTAGCTCTTTTCCGCACTTTTTGAAAGGAGAAAACTCATGGCATTTAGGAGTGCGGCAGGATATGGTAACCTTCCTAATGGTAACTTTAGTCCAGTTATCTATTCTAAGAAGGTACAAACTGCCTTTCGGAAAACCTCAGTAGTTGAGGACATCACTAACAACGACTACATGGGCGAGATCTCCAACTTTGGTGATTCCGTTCGTATTATTAAAGAGCCAGAAGTCTCAGTACAAGCCTACTCCCGTGGTACACAGGTTGTCCCACAGGATCTGGACGACGAAGATTTCACTCTTGTTATCGATCAGGCAAACTACTTCGCGTTCAAGATCGATGACATCGAGGCGGCACATTCTCATGTGAACTTCGAATCTCTTGCTACTGATCGCGCTGGTTATCGCCTTCGTGACCAGTATGACCAGGAGATCTTCGGTTACATGTCCGGTTATAAGCAGGCCGCTCTACACGCCAATGCTAGTACCGCTCGTGTTGCCGCTGACAAATCCGGTACTGATCCGGTGTCATCCGATGCTGATGGTCTTCTTGCTTCCATGAAGCTAGACCTTAGCGACTTCGGTGGTACTGCTAACTCCATTCCGGTCGGTCAGAACACCAGTGCTATCTCACCACTGGCTGTTATCAACCGTATGGCTCGCAAGCTAGACCAGCAGAACGTTGATCGTGACGGTCGTTGGCTAGTTGTCGATCCGGTCTTTGCCGAGCAGCTTAATGACGAAAACTCAAAGCTCCTAAGCAATGACTTTGCCGGTCGTCAGGATGCCGGTGATATCCTCCGTAACGGTCGTATCATCGATGGCATGGTTCGCGGTTTCCGTATCTACATGTCAAACAACCTGCCGATCATCGGTACTGGTCCTGGCACTGTTGCTACCGGTGGTTCTGCCACTAACTTTGGTGTTATCATCGCCGGTCACGACTCAGCCGTTGCTACCGCTTCTCAGATTGAGAAGGTAGAGACCTACCGCGACAATGACAGCTTTAGCGACGTTGTTCGTGGTCTGCACCTTTATGGCCGTAAGCTGCTTCGTCCAGAAGCAATCACTCGCGCCATCTATAACGTGTACGAATAAGGGAGGTATGAATCATGGCTTACGATCTAACTAATGGTTCCACTACCAACCACAAGTCACGTACCGGTGCTAACGTACCCTACACCGTAGAGAAGACTGTCTCTATGGCTGATGCAACCACCGCCAAGGGTTCCGCCCTTGCTAACGCCGATGTTCTAGAGGTTATCCCAGTTCCGGCTAACACCCTAGTTCATGGTGCGGTTGCTTATGTCGAGACTGTCGATTCTTCGACCGCTGCTACTTTTGATATCGACGTTGCCGCTGGTGACGACTTTATTGACGGCGGTGACTTCAACACTGTCGGCTGGGCCGCTGCCGGTTCAAACGGTCTGCTCCCATTCGGTGCTAACTCTGTTATTGTCGCTTCGGCTGACACCATTGACGTAAAGCTAAACGTTGGTGGTTCTGTCGTACCGGCTAACGGCGTTATCCGTGTTGTTGCTTACATGTCTGACCTTGCCGAGATCCCTGGTCCGGCTGCGGTTGGTCGCGACTTCGCCTAACAAACTTGGGGAGATCCTTCGGGGTCTCCCCTTGACTACTTGGGGACTGTATGGTACAATTACATTGTTCTGTTTCGGAAGATACTCTCAAGTCTAACTACGAAATTAACAAGAATAGAAACTTACCATCTCTCTCTAAATTAAAGAACAGCCCGCATAAACGTAGTGAAGAAATTAATATCTGTGCTGCCGGTCCAAGTATCAGACAGTTCGAGAAGTTTCTCCGTATCTCTAAAAACGATATCTTCGCGTCCAAAACGGTCAATTACCTAACCTCTATTGGATGCGACCCTCGATACAGCGTATCCATTGATCCTAGAGAGTCTGGTAATAAAGCCCAGCTAAACAAAAAAACCAACTACATTATTTCCTCTCAGTGTGATCCCAGTCTATTTGACGCACTAAAGAACTACAAGACATATATGATAGATACTGTCACTTCCAAGACGTGGCAACCTTCTGATAAATGTATGTCTGCCGGATCTAACTCCACAGTTCATGCTATCCTGCTCTCCGTATGGCTCGGGTATAACAAGATAAACCTATTCGGATTTGATTGCGGTTATAACAAAACAGTAAACGACTACCGGGTCAACCGAGAAAACAAGCACGACGAGGCTCATAAAGAAGTAACCGTATCCTGTCCTATCACTAATAATCTTTACTATACCACAACTGAATATATCGGTATGGCAGAAGAAGCAATGAAGATTATCCAGATACTACATACTCAAAAAGGTATCAGGTTTAATCTATACGGTGATACACTTCTTAAATGTTTGATCCAGAATAATATCAATAAACATTCCTATTCTTTGCAGGATGATTTCCCTGTTCGCTGGTTAAAGGCTGCTTAAATGGCAACAACTTTCCTGACCCTGGTTAATGATACTCTAAAGCGGTTGAATGAAGTCCAGCTTACTTCGGACGAATTTCCAACCGCTATTGGTTTTCATGCCTCGGTAAAGGATGCAGTCAATATTGCTCTGGAAGAAATTGGTCAAGAGCAGTTTGGATTTCCGTTTAACCACCAAACCGGTTCGCTAACCCTGGTAGCTGGCACGTCAACCTACGCAGCGCCAAGCGATATGAAAGTGGTAGATTGGGATTCCTTTCGCATTGTCAAGGATGAAGCAGAGAATATCGGAGCGGTCAGGTTAAGACAGATTAACTACGATACTTACATTCAGCGGTTCTACATCAGAGATGGTAACGCGGGGACAGAGGATTATGATACCCCGATTTATGTTTATCGTACTCTGGGTAACGAGATTGCCTTTAGTCCTATTCCTGACAAAGCCTACGCTATCAATTACGATTACTACCAGTATCAGACTACACTAACCAATGCTACTGATACCATGTCGATCCCAGACCAGTTTAAGAATGTAGTGATCGATGGCGCTATGTATCACTGCTATATGTTCCGCGATAACTCTCAACAGGCCACTATCGCCCAGCAGCGGTTTACTCGTGGTATCGAGAACATGCGGAAAATCCTAGTCAACAACTTTACTGATCTTCGTGACACCAGGGTTAATAGACTAATTAACGTACCGGCAGGAAGTAAGTAATGGCTGACAATCTCCGCGATGTAACAATCATTGCTAGAGGTGGTCTATATACTAACGAAGACGCCCTGACTCTAGCCGGTACTGAACCGGGTTCAGCGATCCGCATGACAAACTTTGAGGTTTCTCAGTTTGGTGGGTATAGACGGATTAACGGTTATGAATATTACGATGCTGATAATCCGCAAGTCCCTGGTGCTGGTAAAGTCCTTGGTGTCTGGATTCACAACGACAAGGTCTACGCCGCAAGACGTAACTCAATTGATTCTACTTCGGCAACGTTACCTGTAGGCGCTATCTCCCTTAGTTCTGGTAGTTCAATTGTAACTGTTACCTCTACTGCTCATGGATTATCTGTGGGAGAATGGGTCACCTTTAGTAACATTGATGTTAACCTTGGCGGGTTAGATCTTAACAATACTGAATTTAATGTGGCTTCGACTGCTACGGCTGACAGTTTTACCTTTGTCGCTGACGAGGCTGCGGACAGCACAGTATCCAGTACAGCCGCTAATATCACTTACACGGTCAGCCGATACTACACCATCTATGATCAT